CAAACAGTTCCCTAGACGCTCTGGCAAGGGTGGTAAAGAGGGTTGGTGGTTGTATCGTGCTATGTCAAGATTTCAACCTACAATCGCTCAGGAATGGCTTAAAGGTTATGAAAGAATTAGAGATGCTTGGATGGCAAGTTTATAATGGCTGACATTAGGACACTTAAACTTGCGCTTCTTGCTGACACTAAAAACTTTATTGACGGCCTTGATAAAGCTGATAAAGAAACAAAAACTTTTAGCAATAAATTAGATGACGCTTTACAAAAAGGTGCTGCAGCGTTTCTTGCTGTTGGTGCTGCTGCTGGCGCTATGGCTATTAAGATTGGTATTGACGCTGTTAAAGCAGCTGTTGAAGATGAAAAAGCCCAAAAGTCTTTAGCAATAACTCTTAAAAACACTACTAAAGCCACAGATGCCCAAGTTAAAGCCGTAGAAGATTACATTGACAAAACAGCTAGAGCTTCTGGAACAGCAGATGACGTTCTTCGTCCGAGCCTCGATAGACTTTTAAGAAGCACACAGGATATTACTAAAGCACAAAAACTTCAAACACTAGCTCTTGATATTGCTGCTGGTACAGGTAAAGACCTTGCCACAGTTACAGAAGCCTTAGGTAAAGCCTATGACGGCAACCTTGGTGCACTTAAACGTATTGGTGTTCCTCTTGATGAAAACATTGTAAAAACTAAAGACTTTGACGCAGCAACAAAAGCATTAAGCGAAACTTTTGCTGGCCAAGCTGCAGCAGCAGCAGAAACTTTTGCTGGCCGTATGGCTCGCATCAAAATTGCTATAGATGAATCTAAAGAACAATTAGGTCAAGCACTATTACCTTTACTTGAACGATTTGCCAAATTTGCTACAGACCAATTAGCACCTGCTTTACAAGGACTTGTAGACGGATTAACAGCTAAAGGTAAACAAAGTTTAACTAGAGCCTTTTATGACGCTGGAACTGGTGCAGTTACTTTTGGTTACGATATGGACAATGTTCAGGGTCAAGCATATTTACTTGGTGAACAACTTAGACGCACAACTCAATTACTTGTAGATATGTTAGACAAAGTTACTGGTGCAGCCGAGGGCGAGGGCTTTAAGAAATTGTTAACAGTTATAACAAGTGTTATTAGTGGTTTAGAACGTGCTATTAGTCTTTATAATAGTTTACCTGATTTTGGTAAATTGCTTATTAACCCTGTTGGTCAACTTGCACCATTGGCTGGTGCAGCAGGTCAAGTACCAGGTGTTATCAAAGGTCAAGGCACAACAGTAAATAACTACAACATTAAAGGCTCAGTAGACCCACAAGCTACAGCTAGAGCCATAGTTAAAGTACAAACAACAGCTACAAAAACTACAGGTATTAAACCATTTATTCCAGGTAGGTAAAAATGACAATATTTACACCGACCTACAGAGTTACTATTGCTGGAACGGTTCAAACTTCTACAATTTTGCAAGACGCAACAATTACTTATGGACGTAACGATTTCTTTGAAGCAACTCAGCCTAGTTATTGTAATCTTGAATTATTAAACCTTGATGGCACAAGCCCAGTAGTTGAATTGTTAGACACAGTTGTTATTGAAGTGCAAAACACAGCAGGCACTTATGTCAAGTTGTTTACTGGTGAAGTGTCAGGTGTTTATAACAGATTTGAGGGCGCTGGTTTAGGTGGTAAACCTAACACTTTACAAATACAAGCAATTGGTGCTCTTGGTCTACTTGTTAAGCGTTACGCTGGTGCTGTTGCTTATCCTGAAGAATTAGACGGCGCACGTATTCAACGTATCCTTGAAGAAACATTATTTGTTGCTTGGGAAGATTTAAGTAACACTTTAACTTGGAATGATTTTACTACTGAGACTTGGGATAATTATGGTGTTCAAGGCATAGATACAATTGACGCTGGACGTTATGAAGTACTTGCTAGACCTGCTGCAATTGAACAGGCTTACGAACTAACAGACACAACCCAACAATCAGGTTTGGGCTATTTGTACGATACCCCAGATTTTGAAATTGGTTATGCCGACGCTGAAAGACGAAGTGCCAACTATGCAACTAACTTAATTGAACTTGACGCAAACCTTGTAAACGCTGACATACAAACAAGACTACAAACAGCAGACATTGTTAACAGCGTAGTAATACAATACGACGACCCAGTACTTGAAGTTGTAGCACAAAATGATACGTCAATAAATAACTATGGTTTGCTTGAAGAAATTAGGTCTACCATTCTTGCCGAAACAGTAGATGCCACAGAACAAGCTACAAACTTTGTTAATTACAGAGGAACACCTAAAACTTCACTTGAAGCCGTGTCGGTTAACCTGGCTCATTCAGATATGACTAATACAGTTAGAGACGATTTACTAGCTGTAACTATGGACAGTTTGCTTTACCTAGACAATATTCCAGTAGGGCTAATACCTGAGGGTTATTTTGAGGGCTTTGTTGAGGGTTGGACTTGGACATTAGGACGCAAAAACCTTGAACTTACTATGTCTGTTTCTAACTCAATATACTCAACTCTTGATGTACAATGGGAAGATTACAACGCTGTTATCCAATGGCAAAACCTAGATAATACAACTACGTGGCTTGACGTTATTTAAGAAAAGGATAAACTAGGAACTATGTCAACAACCTCAGCTTATGGGTGGAATATCCCAGACAACACAGATTTAGTTAAAGATGGCGCTTTAGCCATTCGTACTCTTGGTAACGCTATAGATACCTCAATGAACACAGCTCTTGGTACAAAAAAAGCTGGAATGGTATTACTGAATACAACTAGTTTTAGTGGAGTAGCCAGCCAATCTATAAATGATGTTTTTAGTGCAACTTATGACAGTTATAAAATATTAGTTCAAGTTAAATCAGATACAGGAAGCCCAGATTTGACTTTGCGTTTGAGAGTTTCTGGAACTGATGCTTCTGGCGCAAACACTTATCTTTACCACAGAGATGGAAGTTTAACAACTACATCTATTGACGGTGATTTTTCAACAACTTCTTTTTTAATGGGTAGCATTGACGATAATGCTCAATATCCAGCAGAAGCAATTATTACCAGACCTTTTATTGCAGCACAAACTGGTTTTCATTCTTTAGGTGGAAGATATCAAGTTGCAACAAATGTCTTTGGATTTCATAACCAAACAACAAGTTATACAGGTTTTACATTATTAGCAGCAAATAATATAACTGGCACAGTATTAACTTATGGATTTAACAAATAGGAGTTATGACAATGGCAACAGAAAAAATTGTAATTGGTATAGATGACCAAGTTATTGAATTAAAAGGTGCAGATAAAGAAGCATTTATTGCTGACAGAGAAGCCACAGCAGAAGCACAACGCCTACTCGAAGCCGAGTATAAAGCCAAGCAAGATGCACGCGATTCAGCAATTAAAAAACTTGGTGAAATAGCAGGACTTACAAAAGAAGAATTAGATGCAATCCTTTAATTACAAACAACTATCACTAGCTGCAATTGCTTTCTTAGCAGCTTGGCAAGCAACCGATTTTGCCCTTGATTACAGAGCTGTACTTGGTGCTGTCGTAGCTGCTTCAATGGGCGCGATGAATCCAAATGCCAAAACCAAGGTTAAGTAAAGCAGCTGAGCAATTACGCTCTGAAATAAACGCCAAGTATCCTAAGCGAGATAAACGCTCAGACGGCTGGATAGGCGACACAGCACACAACGCACGTAAGTCAGACCACAACCCAGATAAGAATGGTTGGGTACGTGCTATAGATATTGACTCAGACCTTGTTAAAGGTTCATCTAAAGAATCCTGGTTGTTAGCCGAACAGATTAAGACAATTGCACTTAAAGGCGACAAAAGGATTAGTTACGTAATCCATCAACACCGAATAGCCTCACCACTTAAAAACTGGGCTTGGCGTGTCTACAAAGGTGCTAACCCACACGTTTCACATATTCATATATCCTTTGATAAATCAGGCGACCTTAACGGAAAGGTATTTGGGATATGAGTAAACCTAAAGCAAAAAAAGAAACTATTGAACTTCCAGATGTTATGGCTTCAGAGCTAGTAAAAGTCATTAACAAAGCACACGAAGACGGAAAACTTATAGTCGGATTCGTTGCACTTTTAGAAGTCTTTGATGGGAAAAAGAAAACAATAAAGATTATGGCTAACGAAGATATGCCACAACATTCAGTTTTTGGAATGATTAACTATGCAGCTGAGAAATACCAATTTACTCTTGCACCTGATGAAGATGAAGATGACGATTTTTATGACCCTAATTGGTACGACGGCCAATGATAAATGAACTTATTGGCATTATTGGTTTGCTTATTACTATTCTTGTTTTGGTTATTAAAGCAACTTCAGAAATTACTAAAATGAAATCGCAATTGTTTCCAAATGGTGGAAGTTCTTTATCGGATAAAGTGACACGCCTACAGTTAGATGTTGTCAAAATTCGTAGTACTATAGATAGTATTAGTACAGAGTTAGGCAAGCCTAAACGAAAGAGGTAACTATCAAACGTTACGTCGTAATATCAGATTTGCAATATCCTTACATTAAAAAATCTTACGTTGAAAGCCTTTTAGATTACATAAATTACGTCAAACCAGATAAATTACTTTGCGTTGGTGATGAACTTGATTGCCAAACAATATCAACTTATGCACGTGGAACAGCCCTAGAGTTTGAAGGTTCATTACAAAAGAATATAATAGGTTTAAAAGGCTTACTCAAAGAATTCCGTAGTGCTATTGGACGCAGTAAGCCTTTTCAAATACAACGAAGCAATCACACAATACGAATTGAAAAATACATAAGTCGTCACGCACCAGCGTTTAGTGTTATAGATGCAATTAAGATTGAAAACCTTTTAGGTTACAACGATAAAGATATTAAAGTTACTTACAACAGGTCTTTAACAGAAGTTGCTAAAGGCGTAATTATGGGTCACGGCGATGAGGGTAGGCTTTACAATCACGCAGGACAAACAGCTCTTGGATTAGCTACAAGAACAGGTAAGAATGTTGTTTGTGGTCACACACATAGACAGGGTATTAGTTCTGCAAGTCACGGATTTGCCGGGAATCTTTCAACACTTTGGGGTATGGAAGTGGGGCATTTATGCGACCTTAATTCTTCTGGTATGCGTTATATGAAAGAGGGGCACGCTAACTGGCAGGCAGGCTTTGGAATCTTGTACGAGCAAGACGGCATAGTAAAACCTGAGCTTGTGCCTTTTAACAAAGATGGTTCTTTCATAGCTGAGGGCGAACTCTGGCGTTAAAGCCGTTATCAAATTGTTATAATTCAATGCCGTGTTTTGACACAGGTAAGCCTTAACCTTTTCTTAACGAAAGGGGCAATAT